GCCGCCACCGCTTATTTTCCTTAATGCAAAAGGACTTATTGCTTTGCCTAGTATCATATTAGTAAAGTATTACAGAGCCACTTGTTAAAGTAATTGCACTTAATTTAGTTCCGTAAGGTACTACATGTAACTCACCAGCCTTTAATGTAACTGCGCTTATTCCTAATGTAGTTAATAAATTAGAAGTTGCACCAGTTGTTAAATCAGTTCCTGTTAACGTGCCTATTACAGTATCCTCACGAACGTAAATTTGTGAAAAGTTTAAGCCTGTATTTGCAGCCGTTCCTGTTATTGTTTTTGAACCATTTAAACCGCCCATACGGTTTACCATTGTATCGTTTATTTCTTGCGCCATTTTATTTTGTTTTTAGTATATTAATTAATTCATCTATTGTTTTATAATTTGTTTCGTTCACACTTGTATTTGGGTAGTCAAAATAATACGTGCCATATTCCGCAAGTGTTAAATGCAATGCAAGTTCATCTAATTTTTGCACATCAATTATTTCAGCATTATCAATATGTCTCCATGTTATTTTGCTATTTATTTTAATTAAATTTTCCATTATCTAAATCTTGTTATTACCATTCCTCTTGAAGTTGTACTATCGCCATTGGCAGCATTTTTGTACGCTTGAATTATATACACATTTGAAGTCCAATCTATATTAAGATTTGAAACTGTTGATATTGCTGGAGCCGTAGAGTCATCATTTGATGAGTTAAATGTTGCATCAATCGTTTCGCTATCATTTGACGCACGAACAAATAAATGCCTTCTTAATGCACCGTAACCCATTGCGGCAGTTTGAGTAGCTATTAAAGTAGAACCTGTTAAACTTGCAGTTGTGTTATAATATAAATATTGTGATGCGCTACCCGATGCTGTACTTCTTAAAGCCCTTGTAATTATTTGAATTACATCATCTACATTTACTGTATTTGCGGGTATTAAAATGCTTTTAATTAATGTAATTAAAGTTGTCCCAGTTAATATTGAACTAATTGTTAAATCTTTATAAATTACTTTTACGGATTCTAATATAGGAGCTACATTCAAAGATATTGGAACTAATACTCTAACAGGAGTTGAGCCGCCGAATTGAAAATTATACGTTGGGTCAGAACCTGTTGGTATTCTAGTTGCATAAAATTTTAAAACGATTCTATCAGTAGTTAAAAAGTTCCCATCGTTCCATAAACCAGTTGCTGAAAATTCAGAATACCCACTATTAGTAACCGGTATCGTATTACTTGAAGTAACTATTAAAGTTTCCAATCCGGCTAATGTTCTCTTATAAACTTCAAAATAAAATTCAGCCGTTCCTGTACCACTTACCCTTGTAATGTTTCCAATTGTTGTAATATTAAATACACCCGGATTACCAACTAATATATTCGCACTTGTAGATAATGAAGATATTAATTGAGCCGTTGTTGTTATTGCGCCTGTACTTACATCTACAGCAACTGCATCATAACTTGCATCACTTATACTACTAACTAATTTAAAGTAACCACTAATGTCACTTGCAGCCGTTGTAGGGTATAAAATAATATTTGAAGGTAAATCATTTAAACTAATAAATGGATTGCCATCATCGCCATCATTTATTAAATCAGAGGTTTTTGTTATTGAACTTGCAGCACCTAAAAAAGATAAAGCACTTAAAACAGTAACACCGTCCCCTATTTTATACGTTCCTGTTTGTTCTAAGTGAACTGTTTGCCCTACCTTTAAAACAAGCGTTGCATTGGCTGTAAACCATGCACTGTCTTTATATCCTAATTGTATATCTACGTTTGCCATTAAACTATTGGGTCTATTACGGTTGTTGTATTGTTGTTTATTGTATCTATAATTTGTTGTAACACCTCAACGGTATAAGTACCTGAAGTATAAAATGTTTGTATAGTATTACCATTTTGGTCTTTAATGTCTACTTGAAAATTACCAACTATTTGATTTATATATCCACCTACATAAATATAATTATTATCTAAAATGTTACCGCTGTTAATAGGTAAATTGCAACCGTCATTTCCAACTGCAGAACTAATTGTTAAATCAAAATAGTGTCCACTTACGTCGTCATCGTTACGCTCTGTAAAATCAGTTAAGGATATATTTATGTCGGATTTAAACGCTCCTAATAGTTTACTATTACTTACTTGTCTTAAGTAGTTTGGCACATCATAACAAATGCGCTCTGTATCACTTAGCACTTGGTTAATATTACTTATATCTTTATTTACTAAATCGCTAATTACAATCATGTACTTGCGACTAACTACATTGTCAGTAACACTACTACCTTGCAATATAACATTCATAAAAGGGTAAACAATTTCTACATTCGTGTCCGCTTCGGATTCATCTCCAAAGTAAAATGAGTTAATGCCTTTGTGTTTTAAAGCAAAGTTTTTAAATAATTCTATGTCCTGGTTAAGTGTAATCATTAGTCTTTATCTCTACGCCAATAATTAAAACGGTTAAATTCTTCAAAGCCAAAATCTAAGTCACCACGCATAGCCACACCGTTTGTGTAATTACGTACCGTTGGATTCATGCCAGTATTACTAGTTTCTAAATACTTCGGGAACGTTGCAGAGTTTTCAATTAAATAATCGGTTACTAATTGAGCGTATCTTTCAGCGTGTATTCTCCATTTATCCATTAAATATTTAACGTCTGCTATATCCGCCGAACTTGAATTGTCGCTGCTTTTTACTTGTATGCCTTTGTTTTGATACGCAAATTTAAAATCGGGTGACGCTTCCATTTTAACGTACCAACAAAGAGCCTTTGCTATGTAATCATTTATTAAAGCCTTTTCATTTGGGTATAAAGCCATTGTCGGGCTTGCAATAATTTTAGTTTTTAAATCATTGTATAATTGAGTGCCGAGTATTTTTTGAATATAAATATCTTGTACCATAATTACAGTACTTTCTAATTTTTTCCAATCTACATTGCCATCGACACCAGCCAATTTTTTAAAGTAGTCTTCTTGTATAAATAAAACGTCAGCCATTGTTTATTTTTTTTCTTTATTTCGCACCCTAGTTTCTGCCATCCATAAATGCCTACAGTCAGGGTCGGTAACTCCTGTTTCTCTATTATAAAAGTACCCTCCACGGTAGTCCCAAATATTAGTACCGCCAACATTTTTCCCAATACCACTTAAACTAATTTTATCAATTTCATCAAATTCCCATTCTCTATTTAAAGCTATTAAATCACTACAAAATTCTCTCGACTTACCACCAGGCAAAAGTTTAGGCTTGTCATCGTTAACCTCATATTTGTAAATAGTGTAAATTTCATCACTAACTATCGGCTCCGCTTTTTTTTCAGCAGCTTTTGGAGTTGGTTTAAAACCACTTGTTGTGTCCTCTAAATAACCTCTGCTAACTAATCTAGTAATTGATTCTTTAATTCTATTAGCATCGGTTTTTGTCAACTCTGCTATCTCATTAATAGTAACCGTTGGATTGCCTTGTAAAGCATTTAAAACAGCGTTGTCTAGTTCTTGTATGGTTATAACTAAGGCATCGGCAAACTTCATTATTTGACGTTCGTATTTCAGCGCTTCATTTGAACTTTTAACACGTTCTCTTTTTAAAACAGTATAAGTAGATGGGTCTTCAATACGTCCGCACTTAGATAATGCCATTAACACCGGGTCATTATCACTACTCATTTTAACTTCAATACCTAATATTTTCCTTGCTTGCGTTTCATCAATACCGTAAGCCGTCAATCTAGTTACTGCTAAATGTTCATTAATTTTACCTTTTGTGTAATCTCTAACTATTCGGTACATATCGGCATTATCGGCTGCACTTAAACCTGTTAAACTATCGTTTGTTTGAGTAGCGACTATTGGTAAAGGTTGACCGTTAACGTCTAATGGAATAGCAACCAATGGCTCATATCCTTTTAATTTTCTACGTTCATCCTGTGTTAAATCTTGGTCATTTGATAAATCCGCACCAATTAAACTAATAGGCTCAAACATCATTTCTAAATATTCACCAGTTTTTAAAAATGATAAATAAGATAAAAATTCTAATAAGTCAGCTTGTCTAGGTTCTATATATCCTTTAACAAATAACTCTTGCAAAATTAATAAATCGGGTGAGCCACTTAAAAAAGATTCGTCAAATTTTATATTAAATAATTCGGGTGCCATTTCGTGGCCCGCAAATATTTTTTTCATTGCACGCTTTGAAGTGAATGCAAATTTTTCAGATAAATCATTTACGGAAACGTCAACTACTTCGGGTGCTTTGTCATCTCTATCTGAGTGAGTAATCATAAGACTTTCACCATTCTCGCCTGTATAAGTACCTTAAATGAACGTTCAATAGAATGTATCATTTCATCGGTAGGTTGACCATTAAAAAAGTTTATAATCTTACCAACTGAG